AGATTATTGTGTTTGTCTGCTTTAATTCCGCTCAAACTTAAGATTGTACCAGTAGCATCAATATTAGAGTAGTTATCTCCTCCGTCTTGTGAGACTTGCCATTGATAATTAATTGACATTATTCTGCACCTATTGTAAATGTGGCTGTGCCACTACTAGAAATAGTGGTGTCTGTGGGTTGTGTTGTAATATTTATTTCTGACAATATTGTTAATGTTGCACTATTTGTTTCTGAAGTAAATACATTATTACTGATTTGACAGCGGTATTGATTGTTATTTTGGTCGGTAGTGAGGTTGCTTAAATTAAGATATGAAAAACCAGAACTTGTTGGCAGGCCACTTATGGTTAAATAGTCCCAACTTACTCCACTGTTTGAAGAATACTGCCAAGAAAAATACAAGTCTGAATTTGTACTAGCTTGAGCACTAAAACTTACGGACTGATTTTGTTCTATATCTATTGTCTGTCCGCTAGGATGAGTCAGTATAGATATTGATCTAGGAGATGTTGTTGGTGTGGGCGTTGGTGTTTTGGTAAGAGTAGGAGTGGGAGTTACTGTAGAAGTAGCAGTTGGGGTGACAGTAACTACTATTGGAGTAGATGTAACGCTTGGTGTTGGCGTAGGAGTTGCAGATCTATTTGGTGTTGGTGTTGGGGTGATTGAGACACCACTTTGTGCTACAACAAGGACACTCATTAATCTAACTCCACAAGTTTAGAAAGTTTACCATTAAGAGCATTTTTTAAAGAATAGACATTTCTCTTTTCTGCTTCTCTTACAACAATAGTGTCCGTAGCCTGATTTACAGATAATACGTCATCAAACAAAGATATAGCACCTAGTAAAGTAGAATCACTATATAGTTCAACATTACCTGTTTCTGAAGTCTTAGTGTAGTTTTTGCAAAACAAGTCTGCATGTTCATAATAGTTTTTGTTGTCTGTTAATGTTGTAATAGAATTATCTGATAAGTCTATTTGAAAATTATCTTGAACATTATCTCCATCTAAGGGTCTGGATGCTATAAAAGTGCCATTTTTATTATTAAATAAACTTTGTACTATATTATTTAATGTGGAGAGCAAAGTTAAACTATTATTACTGATGAATATTTTATTGCCTGACGAACATATAAATTTGTTATTGGTGTTATCATATTTAATATCGTCTACAGGATATGGTATTGAGCTGTCTAATGTTCCATAAACAGAGCTTGTGTTATTTGTTAAATCAATTTGATAAATCTTATTATCTAATAAGGTAAAAATAGTATCATCGTCTTTAAAAAAGATTTGATCCCACCTGTAACCAATATCAATTTCAGATATATTAAAATCAGCATCTATATATTTAATATTATTGTTATTACAACATACGTATATATAATTATTATAATTAAAAATATAATGCTCGTCAAATACAGAAAAAACACCTATTCCCAAGTCTAATTGTGATTTTAATGTAAAGTTAGATGTGCTAGGGTACGGTAAGTCAGATTGATATATGCCCAAAGTCTTATCTGTTAACATGGAATAGAGAGATGAAAATGTCTTTGCGTCAAACCGTCTTAATGGCTTAAATTTATTTAATAAATTACTTGCTTGAGTCTTGATGTTCTGAGAGGATATCTTAGCGTCACGACCTTCTGCTTCACCGAATGGATATCTAACCGTAACTCCGCCATGATCTATGGGCTTGTTTGTGTCTATTTTTTGTATATCTGACATTATAGAGATAGCCCTTTATGGAGTGTATAGCCCTTTATAAAATTAAAATACACCGTATTATTCACAGTATTGGCAGCTTATTTTGGCTATTCCATCGCCGCTAATATACCAGCCTTTTCCTTTGCAAACTGGGCAGTCTTTTCTCTTATATTTTTTGATGGAGGTGTCTTTTGCAGCAGATATCTTGGCTCCGACCAAAGTTACTACAGCCATAGTGCTATATGTTTCAGGTGTGCTAGAAGGTAAGAAAAATTGACCAAAGATTAAAGGTAGGCTAACAATTGTACTAATGAATATTCTGCTCATAGTTTACCTATTCTCTCTTTGGGTAATTTATTAATTTCTTCTAATGTTGGAGCTTTAACTGTTGGGTCTAATGCCCATTGTATATTTTCTGATTTAGCCCATTTTTGTATGCGTCTCATTGGGACAATAAGATTAAAAGTTTCTCCTGCTCCACGAACCAACATACCAATATATTCTCCAGTAGTTAAGAAAACCCCACCACCAGACGATCCAGGAAAAGCCGTTACTGTTGTTTGATCGAATAATACCTTGGTGCTACTGTTTAGAGCAAGCATACGTCCTACTTGACTCATAATGCCTGTAGTCATACTATTCGCCCCGCTTTCTCCCAGCAGAGACCCTACATGATAAAGTTGAGTTCCTAGAGGGAGACCAGAATTATTCTCGTCTTTTTTAAATTTAGCTGACACATCTACAAAATCAAACTTTTTAATCATAAGTAAAGCAAGATCTTCGCCGTCTGTTGCATCACTATACTTAACAACGACAGCATCCATAGATAATTCACCAACAGTAATACCATTCTCTATTAACTTTTTAACTATTTTAACATCTTTAAATACTGGTTTCTTTAGTGTCTTGCCTTCAATATCTAAAATACTTCTGACGCTTCTAATACCTTCTAATACATGTGCAGCTGTCCAAACAAAATTTACATTTTTTTCGCCATCATCAGATATTATTTTTCTTGTAAATATAACCCCACTACCAGAACCTCTGTCTGTTTTAATAGTAACACTGATATCTTGTAAATATTGACTAACAGGAATTTCTTCGCCCCGTAAAAAAGAAACTGGTATCAACAGTAATGTTACTACAATTAGTGAGGCTAGTTTATTCATTTTATCCATCTCCTTAGGAAGTCAATGACGGGTTTTTTTCTTTCTTTAGGTTCCAAACCATCAGATTTAGTTGGTGCAAACATTTTTAAGATAGCCAAGATGAAATTGGTAATTGTTTTAATTAAACTATTAAGTGCTATTCTATCTAGTAGTTTCATAAGTAGTCTCCGAAACCATAATCAGGAAGTTTTTGTGGAGGAAATCCATTAAAATCACTAAAAGCATATGCTCCGTTTTGTCGCAACATCCCTTCTGCAACATCTGCATGTATTAAAAATGAGCCGTCTGGGATAGGTCCCCACTCTGGATGTCCTCCTGAGTTCCACTTACCCCAACTGTTTTGTACAAGAAAGGCTGGTTCTTTGCCTGTGTCGTCACAAGCTGTCCAAGACATTGCATGAGCCCACGACCCACTTTTACGAGCAAATCCAGTACTGCTACGTTTATTAGAAAATCCATAGCTACTGCACACACTTAAACCATACCCATTAGCAAGTGCATCTCTTGCTTCTTCGACTGTTCTAATTAGTGATACTGTTTTGATTTGATGATCATCTGCTTTATCAATAACTTTATCTGGGAGTCCTCTAGATCCCCATTTAGCTCCCATGCCACCATTATATCTACTAAAGTCAGCAACACCAGGATAGTTTTTTCTCACCAATACACCACCTGTTTGACTAACAAAAGTCGCAGCTCTGCTACAACTCATGCCTTGTCCTCCATGACCTCTACATCCGTATATAGCTTCTGTTGCTCCTCTTGCTATCCAGCTTTCTCTATCTCCTTTAATATCTATTTCAACAGCTCTTGTAATATCGCACCCATTTCTAGTAGCATGAGAAACACAGTCTCCTGTGGTTTGCCTCTCTATATAAGCGTTTTTATCAAATTTTAAAACAGACATATATGGAGCAGAAAGTTTGCCTTTGCCACTATTTTTGATTTTCTTAGCGCCGTCCTTAAAATATCCATATCTAGAACTTGATATTAATTCTTCAAATATATGTTCTTCCCATAGGCATCCACTATAACCTTGGCGATAAGCATCATACAATTTTTGTGGAGTCATTCTTGACATTATTTACCACCCTCCCAAAAAGCCCAACTTAATGCTCTAAAAGCATCGACAGCCTTTTTTCTTAAAGCCTTATCTAGTACTACATCATCATCGCCAATGCTGCCTACTACTAGGTCTTTAGCTAATTCAGCTAAGTTAGGATATTTATCTTTAATGTCTAGTCTAAGCATTTTCCCAGCTACTCCATTAACTTCTCTGATAGTTGCGGTATCTCCAATAACTAAATCAGATTCATCTAGTTCTATAAGCGTAGCAATATCACAGTATAAAGAAGAGAGTTTTACACAATCACTTTTCCTGGTCGAATCACTAGAAGCCAGTAATACTTCAGTAATAGATCTTGCTTTTTCTAGTAAAACCTCGTCAGCGGGAGCGTCTGTTACATGATTAGAAGCTACACATACAGCATCGTTCAAAGGTAATGACCAACTAGATACATCTGGTTTAAATACCCCAAAGAGTACCAAAACGACTCCTGCAAATAATAATAATTTATTCTGCATCTTTATCCTCCGAACATATTGTTGGACTTAAATAAGGAAACATTTGATCAGCTACCTCGACAGCTTTTTTACAGCCACTCAGTTCTGCTAAATCTCTAGTCTGTTTCCAAGAAACTACTAAATCAAAAAATACATTCTGGGTTTCAATAGGAGCATTCTTCATGCTGTCTGGCAATGGTACAGATACTTTAGGTTTGCCATCTTGCTCTAAAGAAGACTTTGCTTTATTGACTAAATCTATTACAATTTTTTGAACAGGACTTAGCTTATCCTTAAATAAGACCCACAAAACTATACCTACACCGGCATACAAAGCCAAATCCGTTGGGCCTAAACCGCTGCTAAATTCCTCAAAACTTTGGCTAAAATTCATAATCTATACCTTTCATGGAACGTAGGAAACTTTCATAACTTCTTTCTTATATGGGTTTTCATCTAGTTTTTTCTTTAGAAAAATACCTGTTTCTCTAAATGTCGTAACTAGTGCGTCAATTGTTGCACTTACCAAAACCATTAAAAACGCCTTAACATACTTATGTATAATAGGCTCTAAAATATTAGGTACAACAGGAATATCCACAGCTGAAAATATTTTATCATAAAAACCAGACAAAAGCTCCATAGCTAAAGTCTTTTTTTCAGGACTTTTTAGATCTGCTCCAAGTTTTTCGATTGTTTGTATTAAACTAGCCGTGGCTACTTGTAATATTTTCCACGCTTCTCCTACAGCAAATCTTTTAACGTCTTCTAAGCTAGTCTTGACATTTTCAATAAGGGCATCAAATTCTTTAATAATTAATTCTTTACTGCTCATATTTTACCTCATACGGTGACGTATTGACGAATATCGGAAAACACACTATCTCCAATACCTTTAATCTGTACCAATTCACTGGTATCATTGAAACCATCTTCTGTATTTCTAAAATCAATAATCTTTTGAGCAAGTTGTGGTCCGATATGTGGTAACTGTATTAGTTCTCCTAAGTCTGCTGTATTAATATTTACAACGTCATGATTTTTACCAACACCCACATAATCTTCAAGCTCTTTTCTTAAATTATCTTGCTCTTTTTGTTTCGTTCTTTCGTACTCTATTTTTTCTATTTTTCTTTTTTGTAAATATCTAGAGAACACCATAAATTGACCACCCAAGAGTATAATACTTTCAACAACATGAGTACCAACACTAATTAGGTCGTCTTTCGTGTCTGGCTCTGCAATTACGCCTATTATAAATAAACCACTTATAACAAAACTGACGATAGTAAACCAAAATTCGCTTGTTTGATATGATTTTTTCATAAAAAATAACCTTAAATACTATTGTAAATAATAGTCATAATCGTCAAATCGACCAGAATATTTAACCTCTATTTGATCATCAGTAACACCAGATGTGGCATAAGTATTATTCACATCATAATTACCTGTTCTAATCCCAGCATGCAAGATTATACTACCATTTTTAGGCATGCCTGAGGGATTGACACTATCGCTTGAAAAAGCAACATCTGTAGTAGCCATTTATTTATCTCCATCTAACTAAAAGTTTTGTAAATTATGTTCTTTCTATTCTGTTTTCCAATGCTTCGAGAGTTTTACTCAGCATTGCTATTTGAACTTTAAGTTCACTCATTACCTCTGTATTTTTACTAAGCGCCTTAAATAATGTAGCACTATCTTCTTTATGATCCTCTAACCTAGACATAATAAATTCTCTATCTCTCATATATTGACTTTGATGATTTATCATTTCTTCCACTTCTTTTCTACTAACGAGATTTCGAACGAAAGTAGTCCAGAAACCAATAAGTGCAATTACCACACTAGCCATATGTGTAGTAAAGTTTTCAAAAAAATGACCTAAAGTATTAGGATCTGCCATATTATATATCTCCAATAAAAAAGGACGGCATATAAACTATACACCGTCCTTGATCATTAAGTTATGAAGTTTAAAAATTAGCCAGTCTTTTTATCAACAGTCGAATAGTAACTGTCTACAACAGGATTTGAGCCGCTTGAAGGTCCACCTAATTTAAATACCAAATTACCAGGAGTTGCTCTGGATACTCTAGCAGCATTATCGTTGCCAAAAGCGTCTGTAGCTGTAGTAGGATCTGGATTAAAATTATATCTGTCGTTATCTCTACCAGCAATGAAGAACTGACCACCTCTGATAGCTGTAGCAGTTCTAGTTGTGGTGATATTTTCAACAGCATGTATGGAATCGCTATCATTGTAAGGAAGCATAGCTCCAGCTAGTAATCTGCTATCTACTGCTCCGCCACCAAGAACTGTAGTCAAGCCCTTGGCAATTGGTTTTTGATTATTGTGTGCAAAATTACCATCCGATAAAGCTTGATCTGTATTCGGATTGTTGGTATCAGCTGGAACTGAACCTCCAAGATAGCCTGCGTATGCTGGGCTAACTGCATCCATTTTGGTATTTGTGCTATCAAAAGCCAAAAATGTACCAGCGTTATTTACAGTACTAGTAGATGTAGTCGCTGACCCATCGTTTTGTTTTACATTGTCTGATAAGTTCATTTTATATCTCCGGTTTGTTGTGCAAATAGGCCTATTGCTTATAAGTAAGTTACACCATAATTAGCATATAAAGAAAATTCAAAAATTTGAGTTTTGAAGCATATTGACCGTATTAATATTAAATGCTCTAATTTTATGTATATTATTTGTGCGGAGCAAGGAGAGATGCTTATTGTGGTATACATTACCACTACAAATAGTATTAATTTTAGATTTGCTTTCAAGATATTTGCAAGCAATAATATTATCATGAATATCGTCTATCATATTACCGGTAGAAGGAACTATAGTTTCAATGCCTTTATCAGATAGAATCTGGCAACATCTAGATAAAACACCATAATTAAACAGCCTATATTCTAATATATATCTAATGTCTAATCCATAATTCTCTGATGTTTGATTTACATTATCTATGTCTTCTCTAAATTTAGAATATTTATTATTAGATAATATTTTAGAGGGAGCGACTACATCTAATGCTTGTATTTTATATTTTTTTAATAAATTAATCACGACCGCTTTTCTTGCATCAATATCCATTACGCCAAAAGGGTAGTCAAGAGGTACGCAAATATTAATTTCTTTTAATAATCCGCTATTCTTTAAAGAAGAAAGGGAATAGGGAAGTAAACAGAAATTTTTAACTCCCATATCTATGGCTTTTTCTATCTCTTTAGATATTTCTTGTTCGCTGAGTGTTCTGTCGTACAGACAATACTCTATATACATATTACCTTTTTCTGCTTTTTAGTTTTTCTATCGTAGTAAACTTTCTATCTCCTAATACACCGTCAGCAAAGCCGTAATATACAGATTCTTCAGCGTCTAATATCCAATCGCTTTTATTATCTAATTGTGACATTATATGTTTTTTATAATATGTTTTTTCCAATTTCTTTCTTTGGCTATAGGACTATCAATGCATCTACCAGTAAACATATTAATCATTTTTAGAGATTCTTTTTCGCTCCACTCAAAACTACTTTTGGCTGCTCGATGTTCATCGTCAATACTAAGCGAGCCGTAATGGATTAACATATGAGTATTAGGCATTAGTACTCTCAAATCAGCAGCTTGAAAAAGTATACTACTGGCAGATTCTACTTTACCGTATGCTAATATAAATATTTTTGACGCAGAGGTTTTTATCGTATCTACTATTGCCATACAATCTTGCCAATCTCCTCCTGGCAAATGCATATGTACTAGGATTGGATCATGAGAAATCTGATTCAAGTATCGAATATTTTTTTCAAACATTATTGCTGCTCTAAATTCAACACCTGATTCCTCTTCTGAATCCAAACTAGAGTGTAAAAAGAGCTCTCTGCTTTTAGAGTCTATACATAAATTATGTATATTATATAGGTCTGAGTCGTTGTTTATTTGTGTCATATTAAGTAATTATATACCCTTGAATTAATGTCTCTCATAACTTTTGAGTCATGAAAAGCTTTGCCTATTCCGATACGAAATCTATATCTTGTAAACACATCTAAAGTCTCTACTCCCGACGTTTCCTCTATGATCAAGGCTAATGCGTTTGTGATATCAAAGTTAGTATGACCCACCCAAAAATTAAATATTTTGCCGCTAGCGGTGGATTCATTAATAGGTATAATACCCATAGGAGTCGCTATAGCTCTAAATTTACCTAGCTTGTCTATGGTTCCATATTCTTCTTCTTCTTCTGATTCTTCTTCATCCTCTAAATACTCTTCCTCTAGTTCCTCGACTTCTGGAGGAGTAGGAATAGAGTCTTCTATGCCTTGCAAATATGGATCTATCCACTTTTCCCAAACGACAACGTTTTCTCTTTCGTCTATTTCTTCTGTATTAAACATATCTACTGAAAGCTTCCGATGGTCTGACTACAACTTTATCATAAAGATTATCCTTGATAGCATCAAGTTTTTCTTTTTGTTGTATCTCATGAAAAGATAAAACATTCTGAAAAAATAAATTAGTATTAGGACTAGTTTCTGTCGTCTTAGAAGATTTATTAATAAATTTTAATATTTGACTATTCATGTCTCCATTAACAATTGAACTAATTACTGTAGCTGTTTTTTCTGCATCATTAGTTATTTGATCTAAAGACAATGTATCAGGATCGGCTATATCTACATTCATTGTAATATTGTTTTTTGAATCTATGTAAAAACAAATTCCATTTAGATTATTATCCTCTTTATTATATCGAGAGAAAAATATGTCTTTTATATGATTATAAATATTTTTAATTAGTGATAACATGTTTCTAGTTTTCTAATATTTTGTAATCCTCGTTTAATGTTTTGACGTACTGCTTCTCTCGACACCCCAAAAACTTTTCCTATTTGTGAAAGAGTTTTGTTCTCGTAGTAATACATTTTAATTTGATTTCTTTGTTTATCATTTAAAATATCAGACTCCAAAATATCTTGCAAGTTTTTCTTAAGATTATCTTTTTCTTCTCGCTCCATGATAACGTCTAAGGGGTTGGAGCTTTTATCATCAGCGATAGTCTTTGATAGGCTGTCTTTATCTCCGATATCAAAATCTAAGCTAGAATGTGTTTTCTGTTTGTATTTATGGGTTACATAAGTTTTCATAGCCCAAATAACACACTGGTTTCTATAAGAATATTGGGTTTTCTTTAGTCCTGTGGGTCCTACTCTATTTGCATCAAATTTCCAATCAGCAGACATAATAGCTGTAGCTATGTCAGAGATTGCGTCCTCATTAGATAGCATTTCAGCAGCTAGTCCATTGTAAAATTTAGGAGCAAACTTAGAAATAGTTTTCTTAGCTAATTGTATGTAAGTATCCAAAGAATCAAATTTTTTATCCATCCTTATATATCCTTTATATAAATATTTAGTTAAATCGAAATTATTTCTTACTTTTCTTCTGAGCTTTTTTTAATTGCTCTGGCGATGGTCTATCTGGATCTCCAGGCTTTGCTGGTTTGTAATTATCTCCTTCCCTTTGTTTTTTTCTTCTAATATTTTCCCATAACCCAGGTCGATTAGTCGCTTTAGTATCATCGTCATTTGCAGGAACATACTTTACAAAATCATGAATTGTTCGCATGTAGTCCTCTGTTACTGCAATTTTACCCTGTAGCCAACTCTCTGTCAAGTTTTCTTTTATAGATTCGTCATCTAAAGACTCTAGGATAGATTTAGCATGATTCATTATAGCGTTTAAAGAGCCTATATTCATATCTAAAAAATCTTTTTTATACTCATGTAATTTTGAATCTTTGACATTTTCTTCTGTATTCTCAGAAATTTGATTCTGTATATTGTTTAAAATTTCTTTATAATTCATTTCATATTACTCCGTAAAATACTTTTTAATTATAGGGTATATTTTATCCATAATTTTGATACTAGCTGTATTGTCCGAGGGGTAGTGAACCCCTTGTAGAACTCTTGCGTGTCCGCATTTTTTGGCTATCTCGTTGAATTTAGATCCGTGTTCAGGATATTTGTCTGTTAAAATTTTAGAGGCTAGTACAGCAGACATTGCGTGACCACTGGGATATGATGGTGTGTGATGAGTTTTAGTGATAATTCTATTAATATTAATAGATAATTTATCGGCTATCTGAAAAGGTCTTGCTCTATTATAAAAATATTTTAGATGATCTATCATTTCAGAAACTGCAGGATATAAAGTATTGTATGCTTTATAATCAAACTTTATTCCCAACTCCTCAACAGCTTCTAAGTGCAAAGCTATAGAGTCTGAGTCTATAGAATAAACCAACTTTTCTTCTTCTTTTGTTCTGTTTTTTGTTAACCTAGATATTTCTTCTAATTCTTGTTTAGTTATGTCGCTAGAATTTTTTGGTGGCGATTGTACTATAGAAAACAAATCTAGGTCGCCTAACTCAAAAAAATCTACAACCTTATATACAGAATTGTAATACTCAAAACCTTGAGCGTATTGTATAGAGTCAAGTTCAAATAAATTTAAAGTGTGCTTAAGGATATCTGACATTGTATTACCATGCTTTGCAAGACCAATATCTAGCTTTCCATTTTGGTCCGGGGTTATCACAATTATGCCTTGCTCTAAAACTCTTACGTCTTGCAGGATCGGACTTCTTTATCCTCATATTGGGGTCGCCAAAATTTACTTTGACAACATTACCTTTTTCGTTCTTTACATAAACACTTCGTTTCTTTGGGCCTTTCGGCGTTAAGAAGGGTTTATTAAGCGTTACTTTGCGACCTTGATATTCTGCTCCTAGACTCTTTCCTTCTTCATCAATAACTTCTACGCCAGCTAAAATAACATCTTGTGTAAATTCATTCCATTCTTCATTCCAGCAGGCACTCATATAGTATAGCTGATCACATACTCTTTCAACCAACATGTCATCAGAAGCTTGGGATTGTCTAACACAAACAGCCAACCTTTGTTTGGTGTCTGTAAATTCTTTTTTCATCTTCGGATCGCCCATGCATTGTTGCATAAAGTTGTTTTTATTTTGCGAATCTTTTCTAGACGGCAGAGGCATAGTATCTCCTAAATTTTGATAAGCTTTATATTATAATATACACCTAGCGCACTTTAGGCTTGCATGATTTTAGCAATTTGCTCTGAAGTATTTGACCATGTTAATGATCTAGCTGTATTTAAGCCAGATTCATTTGTTTTAATACGTTCTTTATAACATTGGCGCATATATTCGATGGTTTGATCTATTTGGTTTTGTCCTATATTGGCCCATTTAGATCCTCCAAAAAACCACTTGCCGTCACTAGCTTCTTCTAGTTGGTCTATTTCCACGAGCATAGAATTATCACTATTGCAATATTCTGTATGAGCAGAGAAATTTGTAGTAATGACAGGCTTATTTACAGCCATTGCTTCTAATAATTCCATATTCCAACCTTCTCCGCGAGACAAATATATTCCACAATCTGTTTGAGACATAAAACGAGCAACAGCTTCGTGGGTTTCTAGTTTTTTATATACTTGTATCTTATCTCTTAAAGGACTTTCTGTAACCTTATCCAGCCAAAACTTTTCTGCTTCTGGAGATAGGAAAGGATTTTGAGTTAGTAGCCATAGTTCAACATTGTCCTCTGAAGAAAAAGCTTTACTAAAACATTCTATAATAGTGTCATGACATTTTCTTTTTTCCCATTTGCCTACCGTAGCAAATATATACTTGTCTGATAAGTCTTGTTTAGGCATTGGTCTAAACACAGTCGTGTCTACTCCCATAGGCACAACATGTACTGGTTTGTTCACATTGTTATTTTGTATAACTTCTTTAGCCCATTGACATGAGACAATAAGCTCATCAGGAAAATTTAAATGATATTGTTCTCTTTGATTAAAAGTGTCTACTTCAAAAAAAGGTAGCGCAAAGTATTTACCTCTTCCTACTGTTTGCATGAGATCGAACTGATGCCATATTTTAAGCACAGACTCGTCATAGTCTGGTAATTTTTCATAGCAGCTTTTGTATAATTCAAACTCTTCTTGAGATTCAGCACCTATGGACCCTCCAATAGGAGTTAAAGAAACATTATTCTTATTCTTTACTAAAGACTTAATAATGTTCATACTAACATAACCATAACCTGTTTGTGCAATCGGAGCCATAACGTGCATATTCATGAAAAAACCTTATTGTGAGTATTGTTTACCTTTATAAATGTAGTATTTTTGCCCATATCTTTGAGGGTTTTTGCTCCGATATATGTGCAACAACTTCTTAATCCGCCTAAAATATCTTGAATTGTGTCTGAGGTCTTGCCTTTATATGGTATGGTGACACACTTACCTTCACTGGTTCTATAATTTGCTACGCCCCCATTATGTTTTTCCATAGCTCGTTCACTGCTCATGCCATAAAATTTTAGAGACTCTTTTTGTTTATCGTCATTATAAACCCAATCTCCCTCACAGGAATCAGTACCAGCAAGCATCCCTCCAAGCATGACAAAATCGGCATTAGCACAAAAAGCTTTGCAAACATCTGCTGGTGTAGTACATCCCCCATCACTACAAACATGACCACCTACACTATGAGCAGCATCGGCACATTCTATTACTGCAGAAAGCTGAGGATATCCAATGCCTGTCTTTAGTCTTGTGGTACACACGCTGCCTGACCCTATGCCTATCTTGACTATATCTACTCCACCATGAAATATTAATTCTTCTGTCATTTCTGGAGTAACTACATTACCAGCCATAATAATAATATCGGGATACCATTCTCTAATCTTTTTAATTGCTGATACAAATTTTTCGTTATATCCATTGGCGACATCAATACATAGGTTAGGCTTCTTCTGTAATTTATCATATACATATCCTAATTTTTCTATATCAAACTCAGATATTCCTGTAGAATAAAAGGCATATTGTCTAGGAAATGAAAAATGATCTCGCAGTTTATCAGCAGTATAATGCTTATGTAAGCATGTTATGCAGTCGAACCCTGACAATATTTTATTCATCTTCATAGAACCTGTTGTGTCCATATTTGCCGCCATAATAGGCACACAATTAAGTTCTCTAGTAGAGTGAGGAAATCTAAATACTCTGTTTAGTTCTACCTGTGATCTACTGGAGATATTAGATCTCTTAGGTCTAATTAAAACATCGCTAAAATCCAATTTTATATCTTCAGATATTTTCATAATTAATGTTAACCATATAATATTTTACTTTATATGTTAAAAAAATACCATCTATTGTAAGTGTTAATATTTTCAGAAGAATTGATATGTTCCAGATAGCCATAGATATCATTCCAATCAGAATATATCATTTGATGAGGCACTGTACCAAAAAGCCAATCAGGAGCATGTTCTTTACCCTGTACCATATGTATTATAATAGGTTTCTTCTGTCTATTTGCCCAGAAAATTTCTTCGTAAGTACCACAAGGATGAATATCTAAATCTAAGTTTACAATCAAAAAATCACTTATGTCTACCAATCTAAGATCTACTGATCTAATGATCTTCATCATAGAACTTAGTTCATCATATCTCTTATTCTTTTTTAGTTTGGATTTTACTAAATGAGTATCGTTATCTTCCAATCCTATTTCTGTTGGTTTTGTAATAGGATTAAATACTACAACGCCTAAAGATTCTAAGAATGGAGATATTTCTTCTCTCCAGCCTCTACCTTTATCATACACGCGATCTATTGCGCCAGCCAAGTAAACTCTTTGATTTTTTAATCTGTTCATTAGTGGTCTATAAATAAATACTCTACAAGATTATTAGAAGATTTTATTGTTGCTGGTCCTTGTAGTTTTTTTATGCCGTCCAAAACTCCAGCAACCATAACTATAATAATGCAAATTCCTAACATACAACACCTTTCACAATATATTGTACAGCAAATTTTTGCTAAGTCAAGCGAATTCTATATATTATGATTTCGGACTAGAAGCCTTTCTGACTTTAGATAAATTTACTTTATTATACTGGAAGATAGCTATAGTATCCATGCCTATGCATAGCATTCCATAATCTGAATAGTTCAACCATTCTTCCATTTCGGACTGCCACAAATTCCAAGCGTCAAGATCCTTAGGAATATGTATGGCCATTTTATCATTAGGAATACTATCTCTCATAGTCTTAATAGCTTGTTGAAATTTTTCGTGTTTAAAATCACCAGGTATTTCTAAACTTAAAGATAAATCATATGGACCAATCAGATGAAAGTCAAATCCATAACTTTTAATTTTTTCTATATTTTCAATACCTAACTTAGATTCTATTTGAGGAACAATAATTGGCCCACTACTTACTAATTGGCTTTTTTCTCCCCACATATTTTCTCTTGATAGTCCAAGACCCCTCTTTCCTTTTGGAGGGAAATAGCAACAATTTTTAATTGCTTCGCATTGTTCAACAGTTTCTACGGTAGAAAAGATAAGACCATCACAACCAGAATCAAGGCATGACCTAATATCAGTAGGCGAAACTTCTGTTAATCTAACAAAAGCCTTTTTTCCTGCTAATTTAATTACTTGAATACAATTATTAATAGTTTCAGGATTAAAACAACCGTGCTCTGTATCAAGTACAACTCCGTCAAAACCTTTGCACATAATTTCAGAGATAGTAGCCGAAGGTATTTGTTGCCAAGATAATTTCATGATTTTAGTCCTTTTGGAAGGTGCAGTTAGATTGAATTAATGAAAAGCCGTTAGACAACAAAAAAGGTATAGCTGTGACACCCTTGCCTCTTTTGTCATCTAAAACATCATCTATAACAATAATAGACTTTGACGGCATTTTGTCAATAACGTTTTGGCAACATTCAAGATGCATTTGGTGACACAACTTATCGTCTGTGGCAATTTCACATCCTAAATTTTTTCTATAGCTTTCTTGTCTTTCTTTACTATGACCATTGTGATAAAAATCAAATGCATCTAAATACAAATAGTCTACAGTGTCAGGATATTTCTGTAGAAAATCTTCGCCTTTACAGCATAAAGCATTAATATCTGGATATCTAGACTTAATATTTTTAGTATTTTCTGGATCCATATCTACAGTAATAAAATTAAATTGCTTGTCTTTAGACAGTAAGTAAAATTTTGAAGAACTATCTAATTGACTGGTTATTTCTCTTGTAGTTCCTATTTCAATGACATTTTTATATTTGATATTTTTGTCTTTGTTAATGTATTCTATTAAGATATTATGGCTAGCCATTTATATTCTCCTTTTTATATTTAGTGATAATTCCCAGTCTTCCTCTGTATCAATATCTAAATTGTATGGAAAGTCTATTTCTAAGAGATATGGATTATTTCCTATCCTATTATTGTTGTTAAGCACTTCTGGTTTAAAGGCATAAAGATAAGAATTTTCACAATAGTATTTGGGCAAATCTTGTGTTTGTTCTAATTTCATAGGATTATGATTGACAGGGCAATATCCATATGATTCTTTTCTCCAAAGTCTTTGCTGCATGACATTCACGCCAAAAACAGAATCGTAACCTTCTTGTAGCTTGTTTTCAGCAAACTGAATGTGTTTGACATCTAGAAAAGGAGATGTGACATGAACTTGGCATATATTATCAACAACATTAAATTTGTTTTTGAAATACTTTAGCAACTTAATAACAGATATCTTGTCTCCGCATAAAGAATCTTTTCTTTTGTATATCAATACATTGTCTAAATTGTTACATTCTCTAATGATATCATCAGAATCAGTGTCTATGCAAACTGTGTATGTCTTATTCAGTTTTTCAACAGTATGCCTCCATAAAGGCTTGTCTCCAAAAAGACGAAAGTTTTTATTTTTAACCCTTTGAGAGTTTGATTTAATTGGTATAAATATGAGCATTATTCAATAAAAGAAAGGATGTTATTCGATATATCTTGATGCCTATTATATCCTAAATTTTGCAAAAATTCGAAACAATTTTCTTTTTTGCCAAGTTCAGCATCTAGGCTTGTGTCATTCCAATTTGGTTTAAGATTTTCCCATAATATAATTGGCTTAAACCGACTAATTGTTGCCACAGCCCCCTGTAAAACATAATATTCATAAGACTCCACATCTATTTTGATAAAGTCTATTTGATTCACAGAACTATTTGTAAAAAAAGAATCTAGTGTAATCATTTTTATTTCATTACCTTTGGTAATATGACTTCCTCCAAAATTACCATTTTCAACACTCATGCCGATAGAAATATTTTTATTTCCGACAGCATTGTTATAGCTTGTGGCTTTATCGTATTTTCTTGTATTGATCGAAAGCATATTGTAAAAATCTTTACATGCCTCAAACATGAAACCACAATGGCCTGCTTCGAGTAAAGGAATCGAGAAAGTGCCAACAAATGCTCCAACATCAACAAAAGTAGAATCGGATTTTATCATAGAATTGATTTTAGATATCATATCAGTTGTATGGCAATTTTTTCCGTGATACCATTTATGTGTGTCGCATTTTGATGCAATATAATCGTTTGCAGGAAATGTGATTTCGCCGTACATAGTATTTTTTGTAATTTGTCTCATGAGATATTACTTTTTTATAGAGAGATAATGGTTAATATTTTTTTAAACGTATTGTTCCAATTGTATTCTGTTTTAATCCTCTGTTGTATTTTTTCTATGTAAGGAATTTGTTTTTCTGGATTTTTCATGTAATACAAGCTTTTCTCTACGTATTCATTTGGATCTGTTTCGCATACAACATCATTTTTACTAAAAAAATCGTAGACTCCTTCTGTGTCTACAACACCAAATCTGCCAGCAGCAAATACTGTCCAGAATCTATCTTGCACTCCTTTTTCTGATCTCCACGAAGGAGCATTAATAATAGGACATAATTTAGATTTTTTAATTACTTCCACATGTTTCGCGTTTGAGATTGGTCCTGTGGCAGTACCAGAACCCGCAGCATAGCCTTTATCCGTACTATTAAACACCGGCGAAAGATAATCTCTGACTGATTCTAAGTTTCCTCTTCCTTCTCTACCCCAAATAGACCCTACGAAACAACAGTCTAATTCAAAATTATCAGTAATAGCTTTTTGCTTTTGTAGTTCTTGATAAGAAAACATACAGCTTGTCCAAGGTATCATAATCATACGATCTCCTAATTGTTCTATCAATTCTTTCTTTTTAGGAAAATCTTCATAGCATGTTCTGCAACCAAAAGCATAGATATTGTATCCCATATTCAAAACATCCAAACACATTTGATAAGCAGGCCAGTTCCAAGTTTTATGAAAAGCATCTGGATCTGCACCCCAACTCGCAGATGACTCCCTCTTTGTCATAGAAGTAACTTTTTGTAAAACAGTATCATCTTTATGTAGAATTCCTGCGCTTATCAAATCAAGAACATCAGGCATGTTCCAACAGATAAAAGTATAGTTTTGATTAGGTTCTCTTTTAAAATTTTGGATTTCTATCCATTGTGAGTCATATCCTAATTCATTGAAAGTCTCTTTAAATCTATACCAAGGATACCAATTTGTATGAGAGCCTTCTTTTGTGTAACCTAATAATATTATTTTATTCATTGATAATATCCTGTAAATATTTATCCATTTTTACTCTAGGGTCCGACGACAGTATTTCTTTCATGTATGCCAACTGAGGTTCTTGTCTATGGTTTTTATGGACAGCCATTCTAGATAATACTTCTTGCTCATTATATCCTCTGTATTCTTTAACATAACCACCTCTAAAAAATGTTATACCTGTTATGAAAAGTTCTTTAATATCGCAGGCTAACATATCTAATATTGCTATAACTCCAGTATTAGGTCTAGTCTGCATTTTTTGTTCTAGCTCATTAAAATATTCCAGTTCTACGGTTGTAAAGTTTATAGTATTTTGGTTTCTTTGATAAAACCCTATAATATCCTGTGTGAAAGGAGGTTTAGCAGGTAACGATGCTACTATCCAGTTGATTTTGTCTTTTAGAAAATCTATATTAATGTAACCCCCAGATTCTGGGTCTGGACTCATGCAATTATAAATTATTTCTGTTCTGCTGCCCACGTATTCTGCTAAAGAATCGGGCATTGGTAGTGCTATATTAAGCCTAACAATGATGTCATAAGATTCGATTTTATCAATTTGTTCTTGTTTGCTATTATATAAATTCCCCTCTATATCTTTTACTGTTGGCGCTGGTCCTACCAAACAAACTCTTTTGCCTTTTAGGTAATCTTCGTATTCTTTACGTTTATTCATATCGTCTCCCAGAAAACCTCAGTTCTATTTTTCATATGATTAATCATTTCTGTATTATCTTTATTAAACCAATCCTCATCTTTATGTTGAACATTTTCTCCAAGTATCAAATCACAACCCAATAATTTTGCTTCTATTGTGATTCTTGGACAGGTATCAAATTCTGTAGGAACAAATATTAGTCCTTTAGCTTTTGCAAATTTTTGTAAAACCTCATGATGAGGTTCTGATTTCATAGACCCAAACAATTCGTATTTTAAATTTTTAATTTCAGCTAATTCTATACCTGCTTTTGTACCTTTCAATATATGAGGATGGTCTTGTATCATGTATGTATCATTTTTATTTGAACAGTCCAGAGTACTAATATAATCAATAGTTTTTTGTTCTAGCAGAGAACCTAGTACATAACTATTAGCTTTTTTAAGAGCAGGGAACTGTTGCTCGTACCAGTTTTTTTGCCCACTAGACATATACCACAGACTTTGAGAAAGAGACATAAATAAAGATATAAGTTGTCCTCTCACGCTTTCTTCACAACATTCTCCATGTAGTTTTTTGTGCAGTTTAGGAATACGCATAACACAATACTTATAATCATATTCAATAATAGAATAATCTATTTTCTTAGACATTAAATGTATCATATGATCTGGATTGAGACCAAAAAAATTACCTATAATCCATTTATTATCTTTAAATTTATTAATTATATCTATATTTAGTTCTGATGTTCGAACCATAATTACGTCAACATCTGAGGGACTATCATTGATAACTGCTTCTGTGGTCAGTTCAGCACCGCCTGTTGAGTCTGAAGCAAATTCATCAGCAAGAAATAGTATTTGTCTGTTCATGAATTTAGTAATTGTTCTAGTGTCAAGTTTTGATTTTGAAAATATTTTTTATATTCAGGATCATTTCTAATATCCCACATAGTTTCTTTTGGTTGCCATCTTTCAAAACCAGAACCATACTGAATGTACTTTTCTTTCATTAATTTTTTGTATTTACTAACCATATAAGCAGGACTAGAATGGAACCATTGCACTATCGCAGACCTATTGAAGTTTGCTCCTGTAAAACCATGATACGAATTAGGCTGAACAGCAAAGACAAATATAGAGTTATTTTTTGGAGGAATATCTTTTATTTTGCTATGAAATTTATAATTACCATATACGCTTGTTCCTCCATCGCTTGGATGGTCTGATTCATTGTTTAAATAATACAACATAGCTACGCTTCTAGCTATTTTTTGAGCCTGTGGAGTCATGGTAGCAGTATCATCAGAATAATAACAATTGCCAGTTAAGGTATAATCTTTAGCTCCATCATCAATAACTGAACATATATTGTAGTCGTTATGAATAAATCCGGGTTTAGCTGGTGCTTCATGCCAGTGTGCGCTCATCGCTATATATTTATTAAGTAGAACACCAAATGTTGCCATATTAAAATTTTTCCAAATATCATCTATAAAAAAATCATAGCCATAATTACAGTCTTCTTTTTTTAGGCCATATATATAAGCAGCATAATCATGTACAGCACCCGGAAGATCTTTGTAGGATTGTGTTCTTCCTATCATCTCCATGAAACGACTAGATATCATCTCATATATGTTTTCTTTAAATAGGTTGTTAATAACTATATGAGGAAATGGATCTTCGTACATCTCTATATATACGTCGTCACTAATATAGGGATGCTGTTTGAGGTATTGAATGTTGTTATTGATCATATACCGACACCTCAATATCGGGCATTATATCGTCTAAAAGATCATCTACAAAAGACCAATTGCAGCCAGTAAAAGCAACACATTGTTTATCTATAAAGATTCTAGATGTAGGATTCTCAGTGCTATTTATATTTGATCTGACAAAACTAGCTAGTTGCTGTAAACTTAGTCCTAAAGCATAGTAATTGATCGTCCTATTTTTGGGTGTTTTCTTACCTGAACAAGTATATAAATTAGCTACATATAATTTATGATTATATTCTTTATTTTTATCTACAAGTACAGGCTGACACTTACCTAAATTTGTTCTCCCAACAGCCTCTCTATTTGCTAGAACTAATGGGTATTTACTATATACTTTTTTATTAAATGCATTGACATGTACGTGCTGACTGTTGCAAATATTGACAATAATTGCATTACATCCATTTGATGCACATTTTATTTGTTCTTGTGCGCTATCAAATAGGTTGTATTTACTGTTATATACGTAATTTTTTCTTTTATTTTCTTGTTTTTTTGTCTTCATTATTAATTTCTTTCGGCCATTTACCAGCAGGACATTCTTGATCAGCCCAAGCAAGTTTATTGAAGAACTCTTTTCTGTTATTCAAATTGCATCCGCATATATTACATATAGAATATTCTTTATTAAATTCTTTGCAGGCTAAACATGTATTCCATCTTTTTAAAATTTGATCTTTACTACACTTTGGAAACCCTGACCATACGTGAAAAAATAGAGATTTGATAAAGTTAGATACTCTTATTAGGATCATCAGCATCCTCTGGTCTAATGTGTTTTAAATTGCTGTCCTGGTCTATTGTGTATAAAACCACAACCTCTACCGTCTCAGAAGGACCAAACCAACGACTAACTCCATTTTTTAAACTGATACCCAATCTCTCGCCATTTTTCTTGAAATCTGAAGACATTAAAAAATTATCTTCTTTGTGTGAAAAACACTGCCCAGTATCTATTTCTTCTATGTATTTCATTTGTGATTATAAAACCTATCCCAATCTTGCCACTCATCCTCCTCAAACTCGCCCTGTCTCTCTCTCTTATTTTGAACCTTTGCTTTATGTTCCATAGCATCAGAAGTCTGATACTTATCTCTTTTCTTCTTGTCTATTTTGGTCTTCCTGATATACTTCTTGTCTTCTTTTTCCATCTTTCTGTTTCTTTGAGAGTATCGGTACAAACAAATTAACTATTTTTATAGTATTTGGTTGCCATGTAAAGTCAAGATAAATAAAAAAAACACATGCATATTTTTAAACTTGACTATTCGTGATTTGTTGTTAATATTTATGCAGGGCCGGAGATTAATACTCTAACTAAGTACATATATGTCATCTAAAACAACCCTAGTTACTGGACTATGGGATCTAGGAAGGTCTGATCTTGACAAAGAATGGTCTAGGAATTTTTCTACATATCTAAGTAATTTGGATAGACTATTAGAATCTACACAAGATACAAATATAGTAGTATTTTCATCTGAAGATATTAAGGAACGAATACTTAATAAAAGAAGCGAAAGATTATTATGGGTTAAACATGAGATAACAGATTTCTGTTCTGACTTTTTCCCTTTCTGTGAACAAGTTGAAAAAATTAGGACGAATACAAAGTGGCTTAATCAAGTTGGTTGGCTGTCTGGTAGCACGCAAGCAATGCTGCAAATGTACAATCCCGTAGTTATGAGCAAGATGTTTTTCTTGCATAACGCCAGTATTATGAATACTTTTGATTCTGAATTTTTTTACTGGATTGATGCTGGTATCAATAACACTGTTCATCCAGGATATTTTAGTCATGACAAAGTTCTTGACAAACTAGAAGACATAGTAGATTCTTTTATGTTTATAAGATATCCTTATGAAACGAATTCGGAAATTCATGGATTTGATATTAAAGAGATGAATAGAATATGTGGAAAAAAAGTCGAGCATGTATGTAGGGGAGGATTTTTTGGAGGTAGAAAAGATCATATATCCAGCATTAATGGTGAATATTATCAACTGCTTAATGATACTCTTAATAGTGGATATATGGGAACAGAAGAAAGCATATTTTCATTAATAGCAAAATTAAATAACACTATACAATTATTTGATATAAATGGAGATGGTTTGGTGTTTAAATTTTTTGAAGATGTTAAGAGTCGTAAAAAACCTGTAATAATGAATAGCAATATATCAAGTACTGTTAGACTTTATATAAACACTTATAATTCACCTAAACAACTGAGCTCTGTAATTAAATCTTTTGAAGAAAAAGATAAGGACTTTTTAAATAAAACTCAAAAAATATTAATCAATAATAGTACTAAAGAAGAGTATGATTCAGAATATAATGAGATATGTACCGCTTATGGATTTGAGCAGGTTAAAAAAGGAAATATGGGTATCTGTGGGTCAAGACAATTTGCTGCTGAAGATTTTGGAGATTCAAATGACAAGTATATGATGTTTTTTGAAGATGATATGCTACTGGATTTTTCTGGACATTGTGGTTTTGGTTTCAGGAAAGAGGTAAAAAATCTGCTTAGAACCATTGTTAAAATAATGGACAAAGAGCAGTATGACTTTTTAAAAATGAGTTTCAGTGAATTTTATGGCAATAATAGCGAACAATGGAGTTGGCATAATGTGCCTCAAGATAAAAGATTTTTATACTTCGGAAAAATACACAAAAGACCGACAACTGAGTTTAAATGCATCAAACAGATCAATAGGATACCATACGCAGAAGGTGAAATTTACTATTGTAATTGGCCACACATAATCAGTAGAGATGGCAATCAAAAAATGTTTTTGGATACAAAATGGAAATACCCTTATGAGCAGACATGGATGAGTCATATATACACTCTTACTAAAGAGAATAAGATAAATCCAGCTATACTACTAGCTAGTCCAATTACTCATAACAGAACTGAGCATTACGAAAAGTCCGAAAGGAAAGAAAGCTAATGCCTGTCAGTACATGTATATTTAAAGAACAAACAATAGAATATATTACTAAATATATTAATACTGAATCTAATATTATTGACATTGGTGCTGGTGCTGGTACTTACTATAATAGACTATATCCTTTGGGATATAAAAACATAGATGCTGTGGAGGTATTTGAGGAATATATATTAAAATTTAATTTGAAAGATAAATATAATAATGTTTTCCATCAAAACGTTATATCTTTAGATATAGACTTAAAAAAATACCAGTTAGCAATTTTTGGAGATATAATAGAGCATATGTCTTATGTTGATGCAATAACTACTTTAAGTAAATTTAGTAGTGATTGTGAAGATGTTATTGTAGGAGTGCCATTTAATGCTGAACAAGAAGCTGAATTTGACAATCAATATGAGATTCATATACAGTATGATCTTAATAACGAAAAGTTTTTAAGCCTATACAGGGATTTCGATATATACTGTTTGAGATATGATTATGGCATCTATATAAAAAATAATACAAAAAACTCAGAAGTGCCAATATACATATTAGATGCAACAGAAGAAGACAAGGATTTTCTGACTAATTACTCAGATAGACCTATTATAGATATGAACTTACTAAACATTCAAGAATAACAAAACAAAGTGATCTTATGGATAAAAACAATAAAAGCAAAACAATATTTGTTCAGATAGCATCTTATAGGGATCCTCAATTATTGCCCACTTTAGATGACATGTTCTCTAATGCAGATAATCCTGACGATATCTACGTAGGAATAGCTTGGCAACATAGTGAAGCAGATGAATGGGACAATCTAGATAAATATAAAGATGATAAAAGAATAAGAATAATAGACATTAATTATAAAGAAGCGAAAGGAGTTTGTTGGGCAAGAAATGCTGTTCAGTCATTATATGACAATGAAGACTATACTTTACAATTAGATAGTCATCATAGATTTGTTAAGGGCTGGGATACTAAACTCAAGGACATGATTAAAGGATTGCAGGATCGCGGTCATAAAAAACCTTTAATTACTGCATATATACCAAGCTTTGATCCAGACAATGATCCAGAATCTAGAGTACGGTTGCCTTGGAAAATGAATTTTGATAGATTTATACCTGAAGGTGCTGTTTTTTTCTTACCGGCAAATTTTGACAATCATGACGACTCGACTAAACCTTTGCCTGCTAGGTTTTACAGTGCTCATTTTGCTTTTTCTTTAGGGTCGTTTGCTACTGAAGTTAGGCATGATCCTTATATGTATTTTCATGGAGAAGAAATTAGCATAGCAGCTAGAGCTTTCACTCATGGCTATGATCTATTTCATCCTAACGAACTTATATGTTGGCATGAATATACAAGAAAAGGAAGAACTAAACACTGGGATGACCACAATAACTGGCATATAACCAATGACAGATCTCATTTAAGAAATAGAAAATTATTTGGCATGGATGGAGAAAAACAAGACGAAGATTTTGCAGAATACGGTTTCGGTACTGAAAGAAGTTTATTTGAATATGAAAAATATGCGGGGTTGTGTTTTAGTAAAAGGGCAATAAGTCCTCAAACTAAAGACAAAATAGCTCCTAACGTCAATAATAATATATCAGACGAAGAATTTTATGGGTCTTTACTTTCTATTTTTAGACATTGTATAGACATATCTTTTGAACAAGTTCCTTTGCAGGATTATGATTTTTGGTGTGTGGCCTTTAAGGATGATCAAGGAAATGATATTTATAGACAAGATGCAAATAAAGACGAAATTCACAGAATGAAAACAGATCCTGACGGATACTGTAAAGTGTGGAGAGAATTTCAAACAGAAATCAAACCAAATAGCTGGATAGTATGGCCTTATAGTAAATCTCAAGGCTGGGCCGCACCGATTACGGGGTTACTTTAAATCATGATTGATATCAATAGTGTTCCTAAATTTATTATAAATCTAGACAATAGACCAGATAGATGGAATCATATAGTTAAAGAGTTTGAATATATGGAATGGGAGTACCATAGACTTCCCGGAATTAATACTGGTAGTCATGTAGGCTGCGCAAAAAGTCACATGGCAGTAGCTTTACTGGGTATTGAAAAAAATCTTGACTACTTAATGGTTTGTGAAGACGATATATTTTTTCTGCCTCACGCAAAACAACATTTAGAGGATTGTCTAAGGGCTTTAGATAAAGTTGAATGGGATATGTTTCATCTAGCGCCTAGTTTACATAGACCATTAAAGATGGATAGGAATGACTGTTTGATTAGCTTGAGAGATGTACCTCCTAAAGAAGAGAAACACACCAAAATATATGGGCTAAGTGCTGTTATATATAAAAAATCTCTTCTGCCAGAAGTTTTAAAATGGCCTTTAGTGTTTAAAGAATGGAATAATGACGGAATGATGCAAGCCATAGACACATTTTTTAGTGATTATATTTATCCAAATTTCAATTGTTTTTGTGGTAATTTGCCAATTGTTACTCAAATAGCTGATCCGTCAACGATTAATCGTGGACAGGTTATAGATAATCATTACCTTATGACTTATAATTGGAAGTTGTATGCTAATAAAAATCTTCCTCAAAGACTGATGGATTATGGATACTGCAAAAAAAACAGATAATAAAGCTACTTTAGTTACAGCAATATATCACCATAGCCATAAAGAAATAATAGGAGGTAGAGGATGGTGTTTCGATTTTTACTCTCCTCCTTTTTTGAATATACTAAAATTAGATTTGCCAATAATAATATATACCCATGAAAAAGTATTTGGTAAGTTGAGTAAGTTTATGCAAAAGCATAGGGGTGACGACTATAAAATTATTGTACAAGATTTGAACGACTTTGAATATGGCTCTAGGATATTAGATATAAAAAGAAATTCTGGATGGTTTTTTAAAGACAGGCTAAAATCAGATATTCCTTATACATATAACGATAGAAATCACACTCTTTGTTTGTCTAAGCTCTATTGGTTAAATCAGGCAGTTAATAATAATCATTATAATTCTGATAGTTTTTTTTGGATAGATGCTGGATTATTTCATCATGGTATTTTTCCTGAAAAATTTGGAGGTAGAGAAAAATTTAGTAAGCAAGAAACAAAACCAGAACTTTATTATCCAGAGAATAAAGCTAGTATTTTTACTCCTAATATGGGTAAGTTTTTATCTAATTATAATGAAAACTTTTTAGCCATAGTGAAGGAAGAGATGCCAATAAGACCTAGAATTAAAGAGCTGATTGTCCCTTTAGTACACAGAAATATAGACTATATAGTTGGAGGTTTATTTGGGGGAGATCCTAAAGCTATAAGTTCTGTGCATAGAGACTTTGATGAAGGGTTACAGATTTGTTTGGATAATGATCTTGTTACTTTAGAAGAAGAGCTTTTGTCTTGCATTGCTTTAAAGAACCCTGATTTATATAACAAATTTTATTTTTATCAATGGTGGCATGATATAAAAGAAGATCCTGCATACTATGATATAGGTGAAGATGAGAAATGTTTTTATAAACTTTTCAAGAACGAATTTCAAGCATAAGATAACTTGCGAAACATGTCATATCAAATTATTATATATTGTTGTATACCTTAACAGAAAGATTGGTTATGTTTAGAAAAATTTTATTAATAATTATTGTATCCGTCGGTTGCACTACTGTTTCTGCACAGCAAATGGTTGGTAATAGTATGAGTAAATTCATGAACTTCGCTAACAACGGAGGTCGCTTGACTACTTATAATCAAATTCAGTATCAGCAGTATCCTATCTATACTAGTATCTATGATGCTGATGGTAGCGAGTACGAAGAAATACAAAAAGAACGAAAGGCTGCTGTTAAAATACTACGGTGGCTGGGAGTAGATCCTCAACAAACACCATATTTTTCTTACTATAAAGATCAAGAGAAAACTAAAAATTAAATTTTCTTGGATCTAAAATACCATGACCTTCATATGATTTATTGTTTTTATACTTTGCATTTTTTAAAGGCGTAGTATACTTTTTAAGATATTCAATATAGTCGTTTGCTGTTGTTAATTTAATTCTGTGTTTTTTAGCCCACTCACAAAGCAACGCAGCACATCCAACTACGTATGGGTTTGCCATACTAGTACCACTCATAACTGCATAGCGACCATTCATCATGGTACTTAATATATCTGCGCCGGGCGCTAGAAAGTCTAACTCTTCCCCGCTACAACTAAATAGTGTTCTATTTCGATTTATGTCTATCGCTCCTGTACTAACTGTTAATTCAAACTTGGCAGGATAAAGGATGTCTGTTTTTTCACCAGAGTTTCCTGCTGCACAAAAACATACAGCACCTCTATTCAAGGCTCCCATAATTGCTTTCTCTAAATGCCTACTACCATGTTTAGAACCTAAAGACATACAGATAATATCTGCTCCATTTCTACCGGCCCATTCTACAGCACTAGCTACATTAGAGGTCGATCCTGATCCACTACGATCAAATACTTTAATAGGCATTATCTTTGCATCAGGTGCGACCCCTACAACTCCCTGACTATTATTGACAGCTGCTACTGTGCCAGCCACATGAGTACCATGACCATTTTCGTCAATAGGGTCTTTATTTTTGTCTATAGTATTGTATCCTTCTATATAATTACCTCTTAAATCGGGATGGTCTAGTTCGCATCCGCTATCAATAACCGCAACTACTACATTTTGACCAGTATATTTACCCCATAAACGGGGTATATTATATTGTGCTATTGACCAAGGGATCTGTTGACGATCTGCAAAATTTGAGTATATATCTTCTTTTACATATGGGAACAGAAACGAATCTTTGCGGCTGAAAAACATCAGTAATCTCCTTTGTTTATTATAATGTAGTTATAATTAGTATACACTAAAGGTTGATAATATGATACATGGAAAAATATGGGGAAATACAGAGTGTATTTTTGATAAAAATAATGTCTCTGTACATCGTATAGAAGCAAACAAAGGATATATGTGTTCCAAACATTATCATTTACATAAGCACAATATGTTTTATGTCGAAAAAGGAGCATTGCAAATAGAAGTATGGCAAAAAGATTACAATTTAGTCGATACGACTATTATCTCAGATGGACAAAGCACTTCGGTATCTCCCGGACTACAACATAGATTTTCTGCATTGGAGGATACCATAGCATTTGAAATATACTTTGTAGAATTAGATAATAATGATATTATTAGAATTGAAAGAGGTAGATAATATGGGTGATTCTATTATTCAAATAAAACCAAGCTTTAAATTTGGTTCTTTAAATATACTTAATGATCTTACTATAGCTTACCAAAGAGACATGTCTGAGTCTGTTGATTATGGTCAAGATTATTTCAATAGATACATTAGTTACGAAGATACCGATATATCAAAAAGGTTAAATAAGTTCAGAACATCCATAACTAGTAAATATTGTAATTCAGTACTAGATATAGGGATAGGTTCTGGTGAATTTATTAAAAAATATCAAAACAAAGCCTTTGGCCATGATATAAATCCATATGCTATTAAAATATTGAAACAAAAAGGTATATATATAGACCCTTACTCAGACAATCTAGATCATATTGATGGTTTTACTATGTGGGATGTTTTAGAACATATTAAGAATCCAGATATATTGCTCAATAAAATACCTAAAAATAAAATTGTAATAGTATCTATTCCTATATTTGATAATATACTTAAAGTTAAACAAAGCAAGCATTATAGACCAAATGAACATTATTATTATTATACTAATAATGGTTTAATTAATTTTTTTAGTAAAATGAACTATATTATTCTGGAAGTGTCTGATGAAGAATCTGTATGCGGTAGAGAAAATATAATGTCATTTGTTTTCCAAAAAAAATAGAAAAAGATAGTATGCTACACATAAGAGGAGAAAGCGGATTAGGAGATTCTATATATTTATATTCGATTGTAAAATCTTATTTAGATAATGTTAAAGAGCCTATAGCCGTTTATAGTAATTATCCAGAAGTTTTTGAAGATTTAAAATGCCTTGTACTTCCTTTTTCGAAAAACACAGATAAAGATACAAAAATATTCAGTTACTTGCCTAATAAGTCTAATTCAAAAACTACAATTCTAGAAGACATAACCTCCTCTTGTCCTTATCAGATTAATTTTTATAAAGAACATAAAATAAAAAATCACAATCTGATTACAAATATATTAAAAAATAAGCTAAATAATAAAAAAATATGTATTGTTAGATATATAGAACCTAGACACAATAAGAAGAGAATAGATAATCTTGGTTGTAATCCAAATTTAATTAATCGATTTATATCTGAATTTAAAAAAGATTATTATTTTGTAGGCATTGGAACAAACAACTACTACAAAATAAAATGCGACATGGATTTAATGGGGCAGACTTCTGTTTCGGACTTGTTTGATTTGGTTCTTATTTCCGATCTAGTAATCGCGCAAGTTGGTTACACCGTACCGCTTTCCGAACTTCTGCATAAAAACAACATAGCTATATTTCCTAGAAAATGGCAGACGGCTAATCCTTTCTTAAAAACAATAACTCCTAAAAAAATTTGCGGGCAATATACTAGCTATGTTTATGATGATCAAGGTTTGAGAAACATTAGTAAACCTGAGATCATAATTCGATCAATGAAAGACAACAAAACAACAAAAATTTCTACACAAAAATATAATATTTTCATAACTGGGGGTATAGGAGATTTTTTAAGAGTAGTTGACTGTTCTTTAGATATTTCTATTAAAAATAATTTAGACACAATATACTTAGCATGTAGTAGGCACAAAGAAATTGCTGAATTAATTCGTTATAGCAAAGATTATATATTTCATAATATTAAAACGCTGTGGAATGAATCAGAAGACTATAAAGATCCTAGGTTTTCTTCTAAAGCATATTATTCATTAGAAAATTTTATTCAAAGAACAAGACAGAGCATTAAGCCAGCTATAGATTGCTCAATAAAAAAACTATTTATCAAAAAAACATATAAAACAGACACCTTCTTGCTTACAAAAAAACAAGAGTTTAAGTATCCTCACAATATAAATACTGGGGTTTTACAGAACTATATTTCGGTATGCCCATATTCTTATGATGATAGAAATAAAAGAAATTTTACAGAAATAGACTGGAGAAATACCATTAGTATTTTAGAGAGTATGAAGCTAAATGGTGTTGTATTAGGCTCTCATTACGGAGGTGTGCCTAAACATCCACTACTACTTAATTTAATAAATAAAACCTCGATTGTAGAATCTTTAGAAATATGCAATAGTTCTTTGGGGTATCTAGGTATAGATTCTTGGTTATCTACTATTGGTGCTTTAGTTTACCTGAGAAATAAACATACATTACAGATAAAATGTAATAATCCCCATGGATTTAAGTATAGTGTTGATTATTGGGGATTGAATAAAGACAGTAAAAATATTGTAGATTACATTAATACAAAATAAATTCACAATAATTAAAAATTATTACTAGTTATGATTAATACAGTTATAAAAAAATGGGGATATGAATTATGGATAGAGAACAATGATCTCTATTGCGGAAAACATTTGCATGTTTTAAACAATAAGTGGTGTTCTGTTCATTATCACAAAAATAAAAAAGAAACATTTTATGTTATTGAAGGAGAGCTTTTATTGCAACATTCTGAAAACTTAGAATTAGAATTTTGGCAATCAGAACTTTTTGATACTATTATATTAAAGAAAGGTCAGTCTTTTACCATAGAGGCTGGAGTGGCTCATAGATTTACTAGTAATCTAGACTATCCGTGTGACTTTATAGAAATTTCTACTCACCATGATGATGACGACTCATACAGGATTATAAACAGCAAATGAATTATTACGTAGATATAGACAACACTATCTGTATTACCCTTAATGGAGATTACATAAACAGTAAGCCCATTAAGACAAGAATACAACGCATAAATAATCTTTTTGAAGCCGGAAATACAATAACATATTGGACTGCGAGAGGTTCTGCTTCTGGTAAAAATTATGAGGCACTTACTGTACAACAGCTGAATAAATGGGGATGTAAAAGACATAAGATTATATTCGGAAAACCTTCTTATGATATTTTTATAGATGATAAAACTATACATCCTGAGGAGTTTTTTAATGAGTAAAAGATATGCTGTTATAGGAGACTCTTGCATTGATAAATATATTTATGGTGTTTGTGAAAGAATATGTCCAGAAGGCCCGGTACCAATAATAAAAATAGAAAGTTTTAAAGAGTGTTTAGGAATGGCTGGTAACACTCATGCAAACGCTAAAATATTTTGGGAAAATAAGATAGATTTTATATCTAATAATCCTGAGGAAATTAGGAAAATTAGATATGTAGACAGCAAAACAAATCAATTGCTATTGAGATGTGATATTAACGATTCTGTAGATAGAGTTAACACAGAGATTAAATTAGACTTTTCTTGTATTATAGTTTCTGATTACTGCAAAGGCTTTCTTTGGGATATAGATGTAGAAAAGTTAGGCAGAGCAGCGCCTCTAACTGTTTTAGATACTAAACGCAAATTAACTAAAAAAATAATCGAAGGCTATAACTTTATTAAACTGAATGAACAAGAATTCTCCAATAATGCAGATATACTAGACAGGGAAACCATTAAAAAAATAATTATAACAAGAGGAAGCAAAGGTGTTTTATATAATGAACAAGAATTTCTTCCTCCTAAGGTATTGCAGACTTTTGACGTTTCTGGCGCAGGAGATGTTTTCACGACAGCTTTTACTTACGCTATTGATTGCGGCAATCCTATTACAGAAGCAATAGAATATGCTCAAAAATGCTGCAACCAAGTAATAAGAAAAAAGGGAACTTGTGTTTATGAAAAAAATAATATGGACTAATGGCTGTTTTGATATTATTCACCAAGGACACATAGAGTTGTTTAGATATGCTAAATCATTGGGAGATAAACTTATAGTAGGTATAGACGCAGATACAAGAATAAAACAAAGAAAAGGTTTTGATCGACCTATTAACGGTCAAACATATAGGTATAAAAAACTTTTAGAAATTAATGAGATAGATGAAGTTTTTGTTTTTGATTCTGATTCAGAACTAAAAATGCTTATCAAGTCTTTGAGTGTGCAAACTATAGTGGTTGGAGATGACTATAAAGATAAGCAAATTGTAGGATCAGAATGTGTAAAAAATGTTATGCTATTCCCTAAAATTCCTGGATATTCTACTACAGACATCATAAAGAGAAATAAAGCAATATGAAATACTACATAATAGCAAATAATATAGAAATCACACAAGAATCTATAGATAAACTAGAATTAAACGGCGAAAACTTACTGGTTTTATTTAATTATTTGTGGCCCTTGAGGTTCCAAGAAGTGCTTGACTATGAGAATAAGATTTGTATATCACGTAAAGTATCAGACAGATCATCCAAAGTAGAAAAATATGCTAATATTAAACAGATACATACAGATCAAGAATTATTTAAAAAAATATATTTTCATTCACACCCATCACATATGTCAGGTATAGCAAGTAGAAACTACCAAAAAGAAATCGACTTTTATGATTTCGAGACACATAGGTTAGGAGTATTAGATAAAGAGCTAGCTAATGTTCGTAACAGAATAGGGTATCCTATGGATAAAAACATAAGTACTGGTATAATAGCTTATGAATACTTTATAAACACGAAGAGAACTCGTGACGATATAATATTGGTTGGTTTTAATTCTAAAGTTTCCAAGAAGTTTCACAACCCTCAATGGGAAAAACTTTACATGCTTCGTCAAATCAATATGAATAGATGTAAATTTATACAGTGCTATGGTCTGATGGAAAGAATCTTATGAGTATAAAAGTATTTACAACGCAAAAAATATGGAGAAGAAATGCAAAAGAAATACTACAATAAAAAAACATGGAATGACAGATGGATTTGTGAAACTATTTATCCCAATAAAAGTGATGGTATTTTTGTAGAAGCCGGAGCGTGTGGTGGAATAGGAGGTAGTTGTACTTATGCATTAGAGGAGTTGGGGTGGACAGGATTTTTATTTGAGCCTAATACCGAATGGTATGAAGCCTGTTGTAAAAATAGACCCAATAGTAAAGTGTTTAATTTGTGCTTAGGTGACGGTAATGAAGTAGAATATATACAATTTGAACAGAGAGGCAGAAGTACAACCAAACCACACAAGTATCATACTAATTTAATGAAAACTATGTCACACGAATTTATAAGAAAACAGTCTATAGTATTAAGTGAAGTAATTAAGGATTACCAAATAGACTATTTAGCATTAGATACAAACGGAAATGAATATGAAATTTTAGAAAGTGTAGATAATTGCATCATAAACGCTATATCAGTTGAGTCTACAGCATTAGAGATTAAAAAAATACGATATTTATTGAATAAAAATTATGACGAAGTACTAAATCCATACTCAGATAAAGATGTAACACATGAATATTATTTTATAAGAAAACAATGTCATGACTATTAAAATATTTACAATACAAAGAGATGAAGATGACATACTTGAAGATTGGCTAAGATATCATATATATCTTTTTGGAAAAGAAAATATTTATGTTATAGATCATAAGTCTAAGAAAAGCAGAAAGACTATAAATAAATATAACGTAAACCTTATACCGTATGAAGGCCCATTTGAAGATAATGGAAAAGCCAAGATACTAACCAAGACTATTCATAAATACAAAGATGACTCTAAACTGGTAATTCCAATAGATATTGATGAGTTTATTGTTTATATAAAAAAAGACAATATTATATGCGACAAGGCAAAAGTTATACGCGAACTAATGCAGTATACCTATACAAATAAATTTGATTCTTTTAAATTTAAGTCTTTAACCATTAACTCAACAATACATAGTGATTTATTAATTAATTGCGATAGTTATGAACAGGAAAACAAAAATCAATTCAGTAGATGGAAATCTTTTTATAAAACAAATATTTTTAAACAAGCCGATCAAGGTAATCATGGACTTTATAAACACGAGTATCATAAAACCAATATGGGATTACTTCACTTTCACCACAGAGGATTTGATCATTTTAAAAGAAAACATTTTAGATGGCAAGACACTTATGCTAAAAGCACGAAACAAATAGGAGGCACTCATTGGAAAAAGGTATTTGATATGATAAAAAATAAAACAGATGAAGAAATTAAACAAATTTGGTTAAGAACCGTAAAGGACTGCAATAACTGTCAAAACAATCACTTATTGTCATTTCATAAAAAAATAAAAGAATTAAGAAATTTATTGTAGTATAATCAATTATTTTTCGCTTTCTCTATAGCCTCATTAAGTACTGTTTTAACTTTTTCTATCCACTCTACATAATCGCTGACTCTTGTGCTACAACCAATATCTCCATAATCAGAATCTCCCTTACCATCAGTGGCAGAAACATAAGAGTGTATACCTGCTAATTTTTTATCTATAAATAAACCTCCGCCGCTATCTCCCGGACATATTAAAAACTCTAATTCTGTTTTATCTCCTGAGTGTACAGAGTACTGTAATACATTCTTACTTACTCCGTCAATAATATTCGATCCAGCCCTTCTTTGATTATCAAAAGTACTCATAATCCATCCACTATTAAAATCTCCGTGATGACCGAACCCAGAAAGGCCGCAGACTTTATCAACTTCGTCTTTGTCTTTATACAATTCGGGATAAAAGTCTAATTTTATTGGTCTTTGCAATCTGGCTATAGCAATATCGTTTTTGCCCATAACACCGGACTTATAATCTCCGTGAATAGCTACGATTGAGCAAGGATATGCTTCATTTTTATATATTACATGCTGGGTTATAGAATTATGTACTACATGAGCAGCAGTTAGTATATGATATTCGTCTATAACTACGCAAGACCCTCTAAACTGTGCATTTAAGTCGTCATTCATGACTCCTAATATGGGTAAAACACACTCATATTTCTCTCCGTATTCTAAATATTTAGCGTCAGAAACGGTAGGGTCAATAGTTCCGCAATAAGCCTGAATAGGCAAAAGCAATAGTATTGCTACAATAAGGTATTTCATCTCAATACCCCTTTCATTATTATTTGAAGGGTTTATTTTTAACCTTATTATAATACACCTTAGAATCCTCTATAACATTAGTATTCCAGCTTTTATAATTCATTAAATGGCCGAAAAGGAAATGACAGTATTTATCGCATAAAGTTATAAGATTATCAGGGTCTAGCTCTTTTGATGGGTCTAGATGAACCGGCACAATATGATGTACTTCCGGCCTTTTACATGATCCACATGCCTGACAACATGGTTGTTTTTCTATATGTTTCTTTCGTAATGCAGACCATCCCGGTGATCTGACTGCATATCTTACTTCTTTTCTGAATATAGACAATAAATTCATAATTTACTCCATTCTTTGACTGTGTGTTTTCCATATGTCATAAATATAGTTATGATATGATGTGTGTCTATTTTCTATCAAACTCATACCTTCATGTGTTTCGCATATATAGGGATCAAAAGCATATGACTTATTTTGGTTGTTTAGATTTTTCAAAATATTATCAGCACAACATTTAGGAAAATTTTTACAAATATCGTTGAAATATGCGTTTAAAATTTTATTGTAGTATTTAGAATTTAATCCATAAGCTATAGTGCCGAGCATTATGCCTGATGTAGATAGTTGCGAAGATATAGGTATTAATTTTTCATGAGGACTACCGCCAAAATATAAGATATCCCAATCCTTTGGTAATTCGGATAATCCAGCAATCATTCTCGAATGGTAGTCTTTACTAAAAAAAGTATCATCTTCTATAATTAAGCAATTATCATATTGGTTGTCAACAGCGTCATACACTGCTCTCATATGACTTAAAGAACATCCTAATACTCCTGCTTTTTTGAAATTAGTATTTTGAAAATTTCCAGCAGGAGCATCGACATATATAAATTCAACTCTATCTTTTATTTTTAAATTTTCAAAATGTTTGGATATGGTTGTTTTTCTATCTGAGGATTGAGGTAAAGATATACAGTATATGTGTTGAAAAAAATTAAATGGATTTTCAAGTAAATTTACCATACATAATTACTTACTCTAGTATACTAGCAGCGATTAAACACCCCTTAGATACAGAATGAAGTGGATCAGCGGCGTGCTTGACTACTTCTATCTCTAAAGGGAATTCTGCTGATAATAATTTCTCATGAAGTTTCTCAATGTACCCATCCGCCTGTGATGTTCCACCAGCAACTACAACCTTAATAGCATTTTTAAATTTAGGTAACGATTTGTGTCCAGCTAAAGCTGAAGATAATTGTTTGGCTGTGTACTCTACTAGTCTGTCGTAATAAGATGCTACCGCACTTAATACAGGACTATCATTTGGCTCGCCTACTTTAAAACCACCACCTTCTTTCTCAACCTGAACAACGCTATCTGGTTCTCCGGTAGCTACCGCACTCATACGGTCTACCCAATCACCTGACTTTGTTGTGCTAAAGACTACGGTTGGTTCGCCGTTAAGCATAACACAAACATTGGTCATACCTGCTCCACAACTAATACCAATTCCAGTATAATCGCTATCTTCTAATTCAGAATAACATAATGCTTCAGCTTCGTTTACTGATCTAGCATCATATCCAACTTCTGATAAGATAGTCTTTACTACATCTTCATGATAGCCTACGTCAAAATCATCATCTTCTTGATCCACTGGTTGTGCGGGAACACAGAAAACCAGCTTCTCATTTGGTTCGCTTGCTTGACCTACAACTTCTTTTAGTATATAAGCCAATATTCTTTTCGCGTCTTTTTCTTTAACAGATACTACGCCTCTATACATAGGGCGGCGAGCAGTTTCATTTCTTTCTACTGCTTTTTCTATAGCATCTTTTCCTAGTATCACAAAAGAACCATCTGTATCTTTAATAAATATTTTACCCTTCAGACCTTTTTCTACCATTTTTGTAGCAATAGGTGTTGTTGGTTTAATTACATAAAAGGCATCTCTAAAGTCATTAAACTCGATTTTATCTCCATTGTAAGAAGAAGCAACAATAAAACTTGTGCCGACATCAAGACCTATCATATTATTTACCTTTCATGCTTTTAAGTTTGTTTACAGAACTAGAAATATCATTTTTGACACTTTTAGATTCTGTCATTTTGTCAAATTTTTTCTCCATACCACCCGTGTCTACTTTTAAAACCACTTTGGTATCATCAATTTCTATGCTTTTGCTTTGGCTAGACATCTTTCTTCCTTGACTTTTTAAGAAACTGGAAGGTTTATCTTCTGATTCATGATTATTCATAAACCTACCAATATACAGACCAGCACTAAAAATTAATATGGCTAAAGTTATTATCAGTAGTATTTCTAAAGTATTTGACATTATATATCTCCAAAAAAAAATACACCGAAAAGGTGTATTTATTGCGTAATCAGATGTGGTAATATGGCTAATTTAGCCGTTTATTTTATGGTTGTTGTTTTGGTCTAGAATATGCAAT